GTCGTAATATTATCATTTGAACCCCAGAGAGCCATGTGTCTGTCCCAGTTACGATTTTTATCTTTAAGTATTTATAAAACTAAGTCCCCAGTCCTCTACCTTTCTTATAGTTAGACTCCCCACCATATCTTGCTACAGTGTTAGTATAATCTTGAGTAGATTTAAATCCTGCTTTCTTTGCCTTATCAGCATACGCTCTTTTAGACTTTAATTTGTCTAAGTACTTACCTGTTTTATCATTAGACTTAGCACCTTTAACTTTCTTCCTTTGTCCCTCAGGTTTACCAGTTTCTTTACGGATCTTACTTCTGACAAAATTAAGTGCCTTATCTTTACTACCACCCTTTTGAACTGAACTACCTGCTCTCTTATTCATAGAACCAGTATTCTTTCCAGTCTCTTTCGCATGACGATTTAATTCATGCAAAGGATCAGGCAGCAAAAGATCTGTGACCTCATATGCCACATCACCATTAGCTTTTAAAAGATATAATTTATCAGACTCCTCTATCGTTAGAGTTTTTTTTTGAGCCTCTACTTCTTCATTTGCGTTTGCTCTATATCCTTTATGATGCATTCGTGTTCCAGCTTCATTTGTATAAGTCTCCCTTTCCATTCTACCACCCATTTCACCACGCCTTCTAGCTGCATTTCTATCTGCTGCTCTTCGTGCTGCTGCCTTTCTTGCCTTATCATATGAAGACTGTGCTTCATCAACTGCTTCAACTTCTTCCTTCTTCATATGATCTGCTTTCTTGTAAAGAGGTTCTCCAGTCTTTACATTCTTCTTATCCTTATCTTGCCATGCTTTAGTATTACCTGCTTTATCAGCATTAGTTAAAGTATACTGCTTCTCACTAAGATACTTATTATTGTACATCTGGTAAATCTTACCTACGATGGACTCCTTCATCTCAGGATTAATAGTAATTTTATTCTTTACACTCTTCTCTGTAATTTCTTTCTGCTTCTCATCAGAAGTAGTTGCTTTCTCAGACTTATACTTAACTACCTCTTCCAATTCCTTTTCTTTTTCTGCTGCAATTCTTCTTGCTTCTTGAGCCTCAGCAATTGCTTTAGCAATCTCTTGCTTACGCTTTTCATCTTCAGTTAACTCTTCAATAACCTCTTCTTCAAGTCCACCAAAAGCATTAGTCATGCTTTGATCGATAATATTTTGTAGAGTTTTATCAACAGAATTAGTCATCTCAACAAGGCGCACTTAATTTCTTCTATTATTTATAAATGACCTTATCTTCTCCATAGGAGTTAGTGCCTGAACATACTCACGATACGAATCAGTTCCTACTTCTCTCTTAGATGCAACCACACCAGAAGGTACTTTTGCTTCCATAATATCATTGATCCAAGACTTGAACATGATACCCTCATTAGTTACTGCTATGACATAGTTTGTACCTTTTCTGAGGATGCGTCCGACTAATCCAGTATTAAGATTTTCAACCAGTGTTCCTATGTTAAATATATTACCTTTAACGAAATGTTCTCTTAAAGTTTTAAAGTCAAACTTAGGAGCAATCTGCCACATCTCAATACCTTCTTTAGTAGCAACTGCTTTTTTACCAATAGACTTTTGAACTGTATTGAATAGTTCTTGTGCTACTGCACCTTTTGCTGCTTTGGGTAATCCTTTTTTAAATGCTTCAAAGTCTCCATCTGCTGCTAAAGCTCGAAGTTTGGAAGCAGACATACCCTCGACCCCTTCAGCATCGGGATCCCTGTCCCCTGCTGATATGACATTAATCGCATCAAAAGTATAGAGTTCCCCGTTGTATTTGTTGGCAAGCGTCTCAAACTCTTTTTGTCTATCACCGCCAACCACGAGATTAACGGTTTGGTATCCTTGGACATCGGCATGGGTCAAAGCATCAATAATTGTACGAATAGAAGGATCATACACAATAGAATTACTATGAGTAGGAAATATCTTTCTCATGAAAAGAACTTTATCCTCTGCACCTATAGGATTCTTATCGTTATCCTCTGAGTGTGATGGGTATACTGTGTATGAACCACCCTCTGCTGTATCTTTTATCTTATCTAAAAGTTTCTCATGGCCAGCTGTCGGTGGGTTAAACCTACCAAAACCGAGAGTAAGCGTTCCTCTTGTTTTTTCCACACCTCCTTGTTCCTCTGCAGGGGGCAGTTCTTCAGGTGCTGAACCTGGTACAGACGGCGGCGGTACTTCCGAAACCGTTTGTCTAGCTGCAGATCCTGGCTTAAGAGGATCGGTTTCATTTGCTGGTTTGCGTCCACTATTAAATACTAATTCTCCTTCAACAGTGCGTCCGACTATACGCCCGTTAGAATCTATCCAAGATCCATGACCATCACCAGTAAGACCTAACTTCTTGGCTTGCTTTGCAGCATTAGATGCTGATTCAGTTAGAAATTTCGTAAAGGACTTCATATTTATTGACCAAAGACTCTTCTAGTAGATCCCTTCATGGTATTTATATTAAAAGCAAGAGTAATCCTGTGCTGATCAGTTTTATTTCTTTTAACAGTATGCTTTAACCATGAAGGAAAAATAATAATATCTCCTTCTTTAACATCTGGTTCAAAATCTACTTGCATATAATCAGGATGCTTTCCATAATTAATTTCATTATTCATATAAGAATATAATTGCATCAAAGGATTTATAAACACCGCAGGTTTATGTACTTCTGGATTAAATTTTACATAATGAATAGCAGAATAAAATCCTGGTAAATGATCATGCTCTTCTTGATTTTCATCAAGACCATATGAATTTATCCAAGACTCATCAATATAACACCGTCCCCCCTCAAGAGTTAAATCATTACTAAAACGATCCATTATACCATTATAATAATGAGCATATTCATTATTACGACTACTATTAAACTCTGTTCTCAAATCACAATCCCATCCACTTGGGGTCTTGTGAATAGGAAACTTTTCACACTGCTGAAATTTTTGTTCAGCAAGTAGTTGAATTTCAGTGGGATCAAGATAATACTTAAATAAAGGAATCCCAAATATCAATTGATTCATTTAACTCAGTTTTCCAAATGGACCAAAGGTATCTCCTTTCTTCATACCCAAGAATGCCATATCAGTCCAGAACTCTCTAAAGTCAGTAGCAGTATTATTTCCCAAGGCATCTATCATCTGAACTAGAAACTCAAGTTGCATTAATTTACTTCGTGCTAACCACGGACCTTCCCCATGAGCATCATCCATTCCAAATTGCTCTTTCATATTATTAATAAACTGATCTTCCCCTGCTTTACCTGCTGGAAGTTCAGTTTTAATCCATTGTTTTGAATTTACTGTACTAAATGCTCTTCTCCACTGAGGTTCTTGCCTTTCAAAAACTTCTAAAGTAGAAGGATATTGTTGCCAAACATTTCTATATTTTACACCAACATCATCCATCAATGCATGATAAAAAGGTTCTGGAGATTTACCACCTCTAGCAGCTTCTCCTTTTATACTTAATTCAAATTTTAAATTTCCTGCACCACGAGGAGATCCAGAGTTATCTTTTATCTGAAAACTTGCTTGCCTTTTATCTCCAGGTGTTTTTAAAAATACCTTAGTATCTTGTGATACAAATTTTCTATGTGGAGGATCACCTTCTACAGCAACCTTATAAGTTATTTCAGGAATATTATAATTATAATCTCCTCTTTCATCAAGAGTCATATCTTCCATATTAAATATAGTCCACTTTGCTGCTCTATTAGCAGGAACTTTCTTTAAAGATACACCCACCACCTGTTCTGCCCCAGTAGAAGCAAATAACTTTCTCATTTCTATATTCAATTCTCTAATAGTTTGGGTTCCTTTAGCACCTGATATTTGCTGCTCAAGTTTCTTTTCAATGCTACTGGACTTACCTCTAATCATCCATATGTCAGCAGGGTTCCATTGATCTTTAATAGTAACACCAAATTTATCTTTAATTAAATCACTAATGAATCTCATAAACCCACCATCACGATTAAACTCTGTCCATTTCTGTCCAGCATATTCATTATGCATAGTTTGATGCTGTCTCCAATAAGACTGGAGCCAACTATTATCAACCATAGGGTAAACATCAGCAAGTTGATAGTACAAAGGATCAGTCAGAATATCAGACCAATCATTATAAGTTATATTATCTTTTAATGCTCTTCTTAAAATCCAAGCACTCCCTCTCTCTTGTTGTGGTGTCTGTTTAATATTTGGAGATGTACTTGGTCCAACATCAACAAATAATAATTGATATTTTGCAGCAGTAAATGGTACATCAACTAATCGAGAAGGTGCTTGATATCCTCTTCTTTTAAATCTTTTATTGATAGCAACAGTCTTTCCAATTTTAGTATTACCTTTTACCAAAGCTTTAAAATTTCCTGTAGTAGTTAATATCCTCCACGGTTGATTAGAGGATCTACTCCAGTTTTTATCTGCATAAAAATCATGAGGAAAATCAAAATTATCATGCAGAGATTTTAGAAACCAACCAAACTTATCTTGCTTCCTTCCCTGATCTGCCTTTTGTTGAGCAGCACGAAAATCAATTAATTCTCGTGCCTTTGTTCCCAATTGAACTCCCTTTGGCATTGTCCTAACACTTTCTAAGTATTTAGAGGTCGTCTATGCGTCTGTTCTCTGAGAAGTACGAACTAAATGTACCTTCAGGATATCTAGCAGCAAGTTTAGTAATGTTCTGACCAATGATATCATCAAGAGATACATCAAGTGCCATACATGCTTGTGCAACATACCATAATACATCACCAAGTTCAATCTTTAGATGGTTAATGTTTGCTTCATCATAAGGTTTGCCTTGAAAAGCAATCTTCTTAACGATCTCCAAGAACTCACCACCCTCTGCAGATATACCAACAGCAGCAGTCAATAGACGCTCAACATTACAACCACTTCCCTGAAGTTGTGCTACACGAGCAATAAACTGTGCTCCGTTCTTAGACTCATTACTAGTTACAGCATCCACAAACTGAGTATACTCAGTCCACTTAGGATTATCTACTCTAGCCTTAACAGGAACAGGAACCTCAGGTGTAATAGTTACAGGTGGTTGTGGTTGTACTGGTGATTGTTGAGGTTGAACACTAGTAGGGTCTGTTGCTCTAGGAGGTGTTGGATCAGGATTCTGATTTGCAATACTTCCAAGTTGAGCAGCAGTTGGATCATCTGGATCATCTCTCCATCCTTCAGTCCCAGATTGACCAGGTTCTACTTCCCAAAACTCTTTAGGACGCTTTGGTTTTTGTTGGAGTTTAGGTGCTGCTTTGTTAATCTGAGGTTGAGTGAAATCACCATCAGCAATAGCGTCTGAATAAGTAGGCATAATCTTTTACTTTAATACAGTGTCTTTAGGATGAAAATTGTGTACCTTATCTAGGTGAAAAAATTCCCAAGCATACGATACATCTCCCAAATCATTTTGTTCAAATTCTAAATCCTTCGGAAGAATATCAAAGAATCCAGCAATAGTGATTCTATCACTATCATTGAACCAATCTTCTTTTATATATGGATTGTGTAGAAAACAAGTTGGGTAGGCTACGAAACTATTATAACTCATTTCTACAATTTCTTCAAGCTTGTATTGATCATAATCATCTATTTGAAACCACTTAGCATTATCTGGTAGAGATTTTCTTAAAGATTCAAAAAATTTAGCTTCCTCATTTCTATCATTATGACTAAAATCCATCCATGATTTCTTACCTTTAAATGACCAGAATCCAGTCTTAACATTATTAGATTTAGTAAGATTAATATTACAAGCAACATGAGCAGATTGTTCGATATGAATATTACCATCAATATCAGCAAGATCTGTATGAGGAAACACAGAACGAGGATCATTTATTAACATATCACCATTGAAACAATTACCATTAATACTTTTAATACCAATTTGATTGACACCAAATAAAGGTCTTATTGAATTTATTAAAGGGTCACAAAACCAATCAACAATTTCTGGATAAACATAATAACTTTTACCTGGTCTAACAATAGCCTCAAAATTATTACATCCATTTGTCCACCAATGACCATTTGATATAAATTCATTAACCTTATCAGGAAATTTAAAATAATCCTTTGCTACAAGTATTGGTATATCATTATTCTTACCTAAGAATAAAAATTCCCACTTAGCATTATTGACAACGCTTATCTCTGCCCATATGTCATTGCAAGATTTTATCATTTATCAAATTGCAAACTAGCAAATTTATTCTTCATAGTTTCAAAACTAATTTTACTATCGTTTTCTTCCTTACCAGTATCTATCAACTCACCACCTTCATCTTGATTACAATCATATAATCTCATCTTAGATCTATCAATACCAACAACAAATCTCTTATTCATTGTAGGATCATTATATCTATTCTTTAATTGCTTAACCATAATCTGATTCAATCCCTCTAACTCATCAGTAGAAATAAGAGCAAACATAAGGTCAGCAGTGGCAGGTAACCCGAAGGATTCAGATGTGTCAGTAAGGTCAACATCACTATTACCAAAACCAGCACGAGTGGTCTGGGTAGCCGAGACAATAGGAAGATTAAACTCCACCGCAAGACCTCGTAACTCTTCCGCAATAGCCTTAATGTATGAGTACGAATTGACCGACCCAAGTTTGTTATATCTTGACGATGCACAGATATTCAAATAGTCTATAAACAGTATATCAGGTTTAAAGGATTTTTTCAATAGCAGTTCATTAAGTAGTGCTTTAAAGTGACCAGAATGTGCTGAAGCAGTAGGATACTCTTTGATAATAAGATTACCCTGTGTCTTCTTTGCTATATTAGTAACTTTATTCTCAAATAAAACACGAGGAAGATCAGTTATATCTTTAATATTAACATCAAGTAAATTAGCATCGATCCTCTCCGCAATCTTTTCCTCTGCCATTTCGAGAGTGATGTATAGGACATTCTTTCCCTGGAGGAGGACACTGCTAGCCATGTGACACATGAATAAAGACTTTCCAACCCCTGTGCCAGCAAGAGCAATGTTGAGAGTTTTATTCGGAAGACCTCCTTTCGTAATCTTGTTAAAGAATTCGAGATCAAACGGGATCTTATCTTCCTTCCTGTGGTACGATTCATATCTTTGTTCATAATCCTCTAGATAATCATGTCCTATATGATTATCGAAAGACACAGCCAGAGCATCAGACAAAATACTAGGAATAGAATCCCTTCCTTTTTTGTCATCCTGTCCATCGGCAATCTTAATAGAAGACATCAACGCTAAGTATATAGCACGATCTCTACACCATTTCTCTGTAGCATCTAGTAACCAATCATCATTGATTTCATTATCTTTCAATGAAGAAATAGTTTCTTGTAATTCTTTTAACTCTGTCTCTGTAAGATCAGATCTATTCTGTATTTCAATTTCTAAAACTTCTGTAGTAAGAAGTTTATTATACTTGGCAATAAAATCAATAATCTCTTGGCATACTACTTGCTCTGATCTAATATCAAAGTAATCAAGGTTAATAAATGGAATAACCTTTCTAGCATAATCTTCATTGTGAATAAGATTCCTAAGAATCGTCAGTTCAAGTCTTTCCATAACCACAAACAAATGATATACTCACTCTCTTTTTATTTTCTTTAAAAGGAGTGACAGTGTGAATAAGATACGAAGGGAAAAATATTAACAATCCAGAAACAGGGTAAGTATAATAAGCATCAAAAGTATATGGACTTGGAGTATCTGGATCTTTAATAAGAGTATTCTTTAATCCATATGAAGGATCTTGAAAATATAAAGATCCACCTTTTTCCCCATCCCATGTACCTGGCCTAATAATAGCATTCGGATCATAATTAAAATAACATTCGTTACTTTTTGTTAGATAATCTACAGGATAATAAACACCAGACAAAGCAGCTTTGCCATGATGATGTCCTAGATTGAAATCACCAGATTCATTTATGTTTGCCCACAATCTCTCACAAGATAGTCCTTGTAAAAAACCATGATGTTTACAAAAATGATTTGCCCACTTCTCTATTATAACACGCAACTCACCAAAACTGCCATAATCATTCTCTAAACCACTTTTACTATGCCACCCACCCATATTACTACGAGTTTTTCCTTTAACATCTTTTTGATTCTCTGTTAAAATATCAGTTAATAGACTTACATCCATCTTATGATTTTTATCAAGAAAATTATAAATTGCTATTGGTATAGGAAATAACGGTAAACACTTAGGATCCATAACTAAACTCTTTCTGTGCAGTCTCATCTAAAGCCTGCATAACCTCAGGTGTAAAGTACTTCTCTGGGTTCTTGTATATCTCTTTAGCATATACTTTCTTGCCGTTCATTTCATAACGACCAGCAACATTCTTCCATAGTCCACCTATTTCACCAAGATCTAAGAGACCATAATACTTGTCCAGTCCTCGGTCATCATAGAACAGGCGAACAGTAACATCTTTATTCTCTTTACTTAGACGAGACTTTGATGTCTTAGCTTTGATAAGATTTCCGATGACATCTTTACCGTCTTTCTCTTTCTTTTTCGTGAGGTAAATGATCGTACTAGAAGCGTACTTAAGACCACTACCGCCCCCCATCTCTTTAGTTGGTACATAGGCTCCAATAACATCATAAGTGTGGTTAGTAACTATCATAGGTATATTAGCCTGACCGAGTTTCAATGTCAACATTCTAAAAGCACCTTTAACAAGTTGTGATTTAGTCATGTCACGAACTTGCTTGTCTTCTAAAGCATCATTAATTTCTTTCTCAGTAGACAACATCCCTAAAGAGTCTAACACAAACATACAAGGTTTGCGATCCTCTGTTTTAGTCTTAAGATATATATCCACTACCTTAAGTGCCTTGCTTCTAAACTGTTCAATAGTTACTACATTGAATACTACAAAACGAGATGTGTCAATTCCTCTATCTTCGAGGAGAGACTTTGTGATAGCGGATTCGGTATCAAAATATAGGCAGTAAGCGTTAGGATCGTTATCAAGAAAGTTCTTGACAACAGCGAGAGAGAAGAAAGTTTTTCCAGTAGAAGACTCACCAGCAATTGCAGTAATTTTATTGCTAGATACACCACCAAATATGCTACCTGATACGAGTCCGTTAAAAATGTACGAACCTGTATCCACATATTCTTCAGTCTCGTCAATATCGGCTGCGAGTTTGGTGTAGTCATCACCGATCTCCTTTACAATGTCCTTCAAAAAATCCATAATTAATCTTTTCGTTTTGGTGTGTGTCCGTGTGCTATTCCTAGTTCATGCATTTTAGCATGTTCATCAATAGGATCACGCAGCTCTGTTTTTCCTGGTCCAAAGGTGAGATAAACTCCATACCCTAATATAAAAAATAGTAATCCTACTATTATAAACACTAATATCATAGCACATCCAAAGCAATTAATAAAGTATATATGTACATACTAATAAAGATTCTCATAATATTCTATGGGTTTCATATACCCACCACAATCAGGATAATCCATTAAAATATCATTCTTTAATTCATCTGAATAAGGACAAGAATCCTGACAAATTCTACACATTTTATCAGGATGTCTAAAAAGATCAACATCATCAACAAAGTTACTACACTTTTCCCAATCTATCAATTTAAAATTCATCCTACATCCTACAGGACAACTTGATTCGCATGGTGCAGGACATCCAATACAATTTTTATACACAGGATTATCTTCTTCAACAACTGTATATTTTTTAAATTTTAAATTGGTAAATATTAAATCAAATTTACAATTTAATCCAAATCTTTTATCAAATACTAAAGAAGGTTTTGTAAGACGACCTGCTCCTGATCTCATTGCATATTCCTTTCTATCCAAAATATAATCATCATAATCAAACCATATTTGATCTTGATTATATTTTTTATTTAAATGAGAAACAATCCTCGGTAATATTTCTTTCTGAAAAAAGTAATCAGCTGCTACATGTGAAAATATTCTAAGTACCAAAACTGAATTAGCTTTACTTATCAATGAAATTATTCTATTATCAAAAGAATTCTCTTGAGTATGATCCCTATATCTCTGACTCTTACTTTCTTCCTTTAGGGTAGTAATTGAAAAGTCATATAAGAAATTAGTATAATCTTTAGTAATTTCTTTTATATCATTTTCAATTACTATCCAATCACATATCATACAATTTCTCTAAGCAATTGCTTACCACCCTCCTCTCTAGTTTCCTTAACTAGTTTAAGTTTTTGAAATAATGAAGTATCACCACCTAAGTGCAGAGCACTAATAATTGTGGAGAGTTCTTTGTCGTTGATAGGTAATTCCATTAGGTAAAGAAAGCCTCTAGGTTTGCGGTTCGTTCCACCTGCCATCCAATAGAGTCCAGTATGATCCGTAAAGGTTCAAGAAAACTCTTATTGAATTGTAAGTCATGGTCGATATACTGATCGATCCCTAACTCTTTGGGGAAGTCTTGTATAAACGAGATAACATTCTCATGTATCTTGTTTGGTTTTTTTAGGTAGCAGAATTTAATCTTCTCACCATTGCTTATTAACGAATACTTATTCGTCAACTTTTTCTCCTTGATGTAATGGTTAAACAGTAAAGCACCCCGAACATGTATCGGTGTGCCTTTAGTATAAATCATGCTTGCCGATTTATATTTAGTGACATCAGAAACTGACCTTGGGAATGCTATTTCCTCAGGTGGGAGATTCCTAAATTTTCTACGACTAGCAGCAATGAAATCAATAACTTCATCCTCTGTACCATTCATCATCAACTTAAGTGCCTCCTTAATCATAGTACGACAAGGTGCAGGTGTAGATGATTTGACTGCTTCTATACCCATCATCTTCAACTTAGGATCTTTGTATTGCACTCCTTCACTATTCCATACATTCAGGATATATCTCTTCTTAGCAGTCCATATACCCCTCTCTGCGATGTTCTCTCTCTTCATGAACATCTTTTGATCGTAAGCACTAACATAGTCTGCTAGTTCCTTGTAGGAGTCATCGATGAAGGGTTCAAATTTCTCCTCACAAATCTTATCAAGAAACGGGACAATCTTAGCAGGATCTCTTTTCTTATCCTTGTAGATAACATCGACAAGAGGACCAAGATTGAGGTAGATACTATCAGTATCACTAGCAATAACATAATCAGTACCCTCCGTTTTAAGAACCTTGTTTAAATAATTATTAATCTTATTTTCTATCCATCTAATACTAACCTGACCTGATAGAGTAATAGCTTCTGCATTTGCTAGTTTATAATACCTGAAGTACTGATTGCCGATAGCACCATAAGCAGAATTAAGAGATATTTTCTTCGCCATTTGTATGTTGTTGCATCTTGCAATTTCTTTAACAAGATCTGGCGTTGGTGACTTCTCGTATTTCTTCTTGGCATCGATCATCCTCCTCTTAAAAATAACACGCTCGTTATACATCTTCTCCATGAGTTCAGGAAGAAAACCACGAATGTCTTTACGGTACTGTGCTCCATTAGCACATGTTGCATACTCACTATCTACTTCAGTCTCCTGATTTAGAATCCTTTCAACGCTTGCACTGGGACATCTAGCCTCCCTGAGGGTCTCTGGTGAGATATTGTATTGCATAATAAGATGAGGGTACAAGCTATTGAGGTCAAAATTAACCACCCAATCATAGCGTCCTGGTTTCGGTTCCTTGACATAAGCTCCTGCGTACTTTTCATCCTTGTCGGATCTCTCCTT